TTTCCTTTGACATTTCTTATATCTCCTTCAATTGGTATATCAGGAAAGTTTTTTCGTAAAACTTTCTGACAATATTTATCAAACTCTACAAACTTTATAGTATCAAATATACCAGTGGAATGAAGGCCTAAACTAAAACCTCCTATACCACTAAATAAATCTAACACCTTAAGTTTATTGTTCAATTTGATCTCGCATTTTAAGAAATTTTAATTTGGCTATTTTTAACATACGATCAAATAATTTTTCAGATTTGATAGTATGTATTTTATTTCTTAACTCACCATTAACATATAAGGTGACATTGTTTTTAGCTAGATCTAATTCTATGGTAAAAAATTCTTTACCCTTTATTTTTTTTGGATCCATCTGAACCACCATTTAATAATTTCATTCTAAAAGCAGCTACTGGAATTTTCTTTTTTCTAGCTTGATGATCTACATAATCACTTAATATTTTTGAGATCATTGCACCTGGAGCTCTAAACTTTTCTTTACATAACCCCTTAAGTAAATCATAATCAGTTTTTTTAATTGCAACAGATTTCCATTTATTGATGTCCATTGTTTTCCTCCTTAACTAAATCTTTCCAACTTGGTTCTTTTACTTCCATGTCTTTAGTTAATACTAATGGTTCCTTAAAATCATAATTAACAACAAGTCCCAGAGCTGTTTTCAACCTTTTATTTTCTTCTGTAAGCTTTCTTATATTTTCTTGAAGATCATCAATATTTTTAAATAATTTATCTTTTGCTTCTTCAAGTTTTTCAAGAGCATTTAAAACACCTTCTGGTTGCTCACCCAGTGGTGGATGTATCTCATTTGTCATTTTTATCCTCTTCTGTTGGTTTATTTAAGCGACACTCTAATTCATCTTCGACTAAAATTGTCGCAATTGTTTTATTAAATGGATAATGTTTTCTGCCTATACCATCTATAAAATGTGTGTTGGCTATAGCATCAATGTACATATCCATGTGTAGGGAATCCTCTATTGGGCTACCATCGAAATCATTAGATGGAAGCAAGGCTAATTGTTCATCTACTTCAGTCATGATACTATCCAATATAAGACTTTTACTTTTTTTACTTTTTTGCATAAGATCTTAATTAAATGGGATAAAGACATAAGTCAAACAAATTATGAAATATTTTTTAACAATTACATTATGCTCATTATTAGATGGAACTTGTGTCGGACCACATGTATTTCCTACAGCTTACCCTAATTTATATAGCTGCCAAATCGATGGATATGAGAAATCTGTTGATAAAATTAAAGAAATAGGTATGGAGGATGTAAATCAATATAAAATATACACTAAATTTTCTTGCAGATTATTAAGTGAAACATGATTATAAAATTTATATTATTGACTACAATTTGTTGGAATTTTCCAGATAGTGGAACACAATGTACACAATATCTTGATATGAATATATTTGATGCAACTAAATGTAGAGAAGAAGCAAATTCAATAGGAAACTCATATAAACAAAAAATCATCGAATTAGGGGGCTCTATGGAGCTATATCAGGCACAATGTATGGCAATTGATGAAGATGGGTATAATATTGACCACAGCTTTAATATATCCTATACTATCTTATGAAGGCTTATCGTATCATAGCTTATCAAAACAATATGCGTGTAGACCATGTAGTCGAAGCAGAAAATGATAAAGCAGCTTTACTTAAGTTTTCAAATAAAGTGAGCCAAGGAGAGTGTGAAATCACTGAAGATGGTTTTACTGGAAACTCTAAAGTTCACATAACTTATGAGGAACTAAAATGAGTCCTGAAAAAATAAAGTTGTTGAAAGAACTTCAAGAACTAGAAAACAAGTGGTCAACTGGTCTTTTGACAAATGGCATTTGCACAGTTGAGATGCTAAAGACAGAAAGAGATATTAGATCAAAAAGAAATGAGATCAAATATCAAGACGTACAAGAAAACTTACAAATAGCTGGTTAAGTTTTACTTGTTTTAAGAAAATTGAATTTTTCTCCTAGGCTTTTTTTCGGCAAAATAAACTCATAGTGATTTATAATTTTTAAAAGTTTTTCTCTTTTACTACTGCTGTATGGTATAAAAAGTTTAGCTAGTTTATAAGCTTTTCTGTGTGAGCATCTCCAACGCCATTGATTTTTTTTATTTAAAGAACCTTTTGCAATTCCCTTAAAATGAATTGTACCTACTTTAACAATGTCATAAAAATTTTTTATACAATTTAAATCAGTCATTGCTATTTCCATACCTACATTCCATTTTTTATAAATTTTTCCATTTGGATTTTTACAATTGTATCTTTTGTAATTTATATACCCTTCTCCATCAAAAAGTCCAGCAGCATATCCAATCAAATCATTATTATCATGAGGTAAATTTTTATTTTGCATCTCCCCAACTTTCTCCTAATCCACTTTCAACAACAGAAGGAACTTTAAATTCTATTGCATTTTCCATAATACTTTTTATTTCATTAGCATGGTTTTCATCTTTTATATTAAAACAAAGTTCATCATGTATCTGTAACATAGGTAGATGACCCTTGTTATAACAATCTAACATAGCTTGTTTAGTTTGATCTGCAGATGATCCCTGAATAAGTCTGTTTAATGCCTTGTATGTATATGCTCTTTTAATATTATCCTTACCATATTTGGCCACAGCATCGTCAAATTTTTCTGCAACATGAAGGCCAAAGTCTTTTGTTTCCCACATATCAAATCTACACTTTCTTCCTTTTTTAGTTCTTATTACACCTTTTTCATCTGCTGCAAACTTACATCGATCAGATAATTTTTTTACAAAAGGAACTTTACGATTATATTTAATTATTAATTCATCTGCTTCATCTTTACTTACTCCTAATGACAAAGCTAATTTACCCTTACCCATACCATACATTAAACCTAATCCTATTGTTTTAGCTTGTGATCTTTCAATACCTACTAAGTCAGCAACTGTTTGATGAAAATCTGCACTAGAATTTTGGTAAGCTTGTACTAATTCATTTGAACCTTCATACCCATCACCGATTGATGCAGCATAATGAACAGTCATTCGTGGCTCTTGTTGTGAATAATCAAAACTACCCCACTTATAGCCATCTTCAGGTATAAACAAACTCCTTATTTTTGGACCAAAGTCTTTATTTCTAGCTGGTATTTGTTGTAGATTAGGATTACTCATACTTAATCTACCAGATACTGTGCCTCCAGTGTCTGACCTTAATTGTTGTATTTCTCCGTGTATTCTTCCCTTAATTTGATATTTCATAATAGAGGATAGAAAAGTTCCATGAAATTTATTAACTTCTCTTGCTTGTACAATTAGTTGTGCTATTTTATTTTTATTATTACTTAACCAATTTTGTGTAAAGGAAGGCTCTTTTGTTTTTTCGGTGCGTGGATAATCTAGTTTCATTTTGTCAAAAGCTTTGGCAATCTGGCGTGATGCCCAAATGTCTACTTCTATTCCTGATTCTTTTTTTATGGCCAGTAGTATTTCTTTCTCTTGGAGTATCATTTCTTTTTGTAATGCTTCAGCTTTTTCCACTTGGACTCGTATACCTCTTTGGCGCATTTTAATTAACACTGGTAATAAGTTAGACTCTAGTTCCCATATTGTTGTTAAACTTTGTGTTTTAATTTCTTGTTTAAATCTTTGCCATAATTTTAAAGTAAGTGCTGCATCTTGTTCTGCATAATATCCAACATGTTCTGCGGGCAGTTTCCACATCTCTGCTTTTGGATCTATGCCATGTGCAGCAGCAGCTTCTCTTAATTCTGTTTCAGCTTTTATCTCTCCTAAATAATCTACCGATAGAGAGTTTAATGAATAAGAAAACCTATTTTCATCTATCAGAGCTGCAGCTATCATCGTATCTACAATAGGTCCGTGAACCTTGATTCCTGATGCTTCTAACCAACCCACATCGTATTGTGCGTTATGAAAAATTTTAGTGCATGGTAAACTACAAATTTGTTTCATGTAGGCCTTAACTTGTTCTGGTATCATATTGCCACCACCTAAATGACCAAATGGAAAGTAACCTTGCCAACCATCTACAGCTACAGCAAAACCTACAATTTTACCTTTACCTATAGCCCAACCTGCACCAAGTCTTTCATTTATACCATCGTCTTTTGTCTCAAGATCAATAGCAATTTCTTTAGCATCAGATAGATCTTTATACTCACTGGGAGTGTTCCACATTGTTTTTTTAAAAGTCAGTGTTAATTGTAATCCGTTACTCATGATTTATTAAATGCCTTACAATTGTAGTATATGGATTTATGTCTAAATCTTTTGCGCACCCTGATAGGGTCATAACAATACCAATTATAAATATAAAACGAATCATATTTCATTTATTTCTAAATATTACTATCATCAAAGGTTTAACATATCCAATCTTTTTAGGATCATCTTCAGTGCCATCATCATGTCCAAATCTAAAACCTCGTACAGGTTTTTTTAAAAATCTTATCTCACAATTAGGATTATGGTAAATATGATCATGAAAATATTTAGTATGTGTAGCAGCAGGTAATAAAAAAACTCCAATAAAATTTTTTGTATGATAAGCCTTCTCTACAAACTTTGGTATTTTACTATCAAATAAAGGATGTATGTAGGCCACTTCACCTGACCAATCTTTAGTCAAACAATCATCCTCAATGGTATAATATCTAGGTAACAAGTGATTGTCATGTGATGCGCAGCAATCAATGGTGAAATTAAATTCTTCAATCAAATTTTGCCAAATATCTTTAGGTGTCCTTAAGTATTTCATTATTTTAGAACATTGAAAACTTAAATTTGTTTTTATGTATTTGTGTTCTTTGTTTTGTACCATGATATATCTCGACCATTATCAACACACCACTGATAATGATTCTTTAATATTATTGAAAGTCTCTTTTTATTTTCAGCTGTCATCTTTTAAATGTTGTATTTCTAAATCACAATAGTGTTTTATTTTATTTAAATCTTCTATTGATTTACCCTTAGTCAAATATCTACAAACATATTTTATAACATTTGCTTGAAAAGGATTAAGGCCATTCTTTCTTATAAAAGTCCACGGTTGAATAAAAAATTTTTTATAATGAGATCCCCCAACTTGCTTATCATCTGGAAAAGTTTCATCAAATAAATCTTTATTTGTCATTTTTTTCTTGTACATAAATTAAATAATCCGCACCTATTGGGTAGTTAAACTTATAGTCGGTTCTTAACAAATGTAAAGTTTTTCTTGCTCTAGTTGCACCAGTATACCAAACTCTTCTTTCATCGCTTTTTTCTTGTTTAGATTTATGAGAATAGTCAGACGGAAAGTTACCTTTGCTATATAATACAACATGGTTAGCTTCTCCACCTTTAACTGAATGTATAGTATCTATAGTAATTAGTGGATCCTTATCTAATTCTTTTTGGCCATATCTTCTGAGTAATCTTATAAAATGTCTAACTTGTCTTGGTTTGAAATTTCTTCTTAAAATCCAATACCAAGGTTTTTTAGAATCCTCATCTTTTAATTCTAGACCACACCATTCCTTTAAATCAGTAAAATTATATTGTTTAAAATCTGGCTCAGCTCTCCAAAATTTATCTAATCTAAAATTAGGATCTGCAAGTTCTCTAATAAATTTATACATATTTCTAGCTTGCTTTTTATCTATCTTTTTTTTATTTGTAATTGCAGTCCAAGCTTTAATAGCTTCCCATTGTTTTTCATCAAAGCATTTATTATCTCTATTATCTTTGTAATATAATCCTGCATCCTTAGCTAACATTCTAAGTTCATTTACTGTTTCAGTTATTCTACCAAGTATGTACCAATCTTCTTTTAAATTTTCAAAAGGGATTTCTTTAAAGGATAAATAGCTTTTAACATAACCGGTGCTTTTACCTGGAAGATATTCTTTTTCCTCACTATCTCTGATACCTCTTCTTATAACTTGTGAAAATTTATAAATGGCTTCCCCAAATCTTTGTGTTTTTCTTAATTTAACTTTTCGACCTGGAAAAAATTTTGTAAAATATTTTGGATCTGCACCATTCCATTTATATATACCTTGATCATCATCTCCTGCTAAATAAATTCTTTCTGATTTCATAGCCATTTTATAGATAACAGACCATTGCAAGGGAGTGCAATCTTGAGCTTCATCTAATATCAAAACTTTAAGTCGAGGAAAATCTACCTCCTTAATAGTTCTCTCAATCATGTCATCAAAGTCAATGAAAGATCTTTCGCCTCCTCCTTGTTTGTAATGTTCATAAGTAGATATTTTTCTGTTGAAAACTGTAAGTGAATCTCTTTTGTAAGACTCTCTTTTGTAAACTTCTTCAGGATCCATTAACAAATTTCTAGCTTTACTATAAATACCAAGCGACCAATCTTTAAATGTAAATGTATCGTCTGCTAATCTTTTGTCAGAGGTCTTTATGATTTTAGTTTGTAAAGCAAAATCTATTGCACAATGTTTAGGATCAAATACTTCTTCTTGAAAATATCTTCGACAATAAGTATGCAATGTTTTAAATCTAAGAAAATCTTCTGATGAATAATTAGGAAAAGAATCCATAGCTCTTTTTACAGCTGTGTTCACAGCTTTATTAGTAAATGATAAATATGCAATATCAGATGGCTGCACCCCTCTTCTTAAATAATTTTTAAGAACTCTTTCTATTAGTGTGTAAGTTTTGCCAGTGCCAGGTGGACCAAAGATCTTTATAGTTTTTCTATATAAATCTTTAAGAATTTTAAGTTCTGAATTTTCCTGTGTGGAATTCATCATCCATT